CAATAAGGTAATAGACTCGATAATCGCCCAACTGATCAAGGCCAATACTGATCTCCGTCCGCCCGCCACTTGGATACGTGGTGATCTTCGGTAAGTCATTCAGGCTGACCTGCACGCACTCAAGAACCGCGTTTGCGGTCGCCTTGGTTTGTCGCAGTTCCGGCTGAACTTGTCGAATCTGAGTTTGCGTCATTCCAACGCAACCAGCCATTAGCAACGCACACCCCCCAAGCAAAGCTACCGCCCGCATATCATCCCCTCGCAGGAGTTAATTTCGCCGCTATTCTAGTGCAACATCACATTTCAATCGAAGCACACAGCGCGTGATCTCCTGCCAATATCCGCCATAAACATCGCGCGAAGACAGCCTGCCATGCTGGTGATGCAGCATCAACCCATCACCAAGATAGATCGCCGCATGGTTCGGAACCTTGGAGCGCAGCTGCATCAGAATCACATCACCCACCTGCTCCGGATGATCCTGCGAGACTACGACGAATCCCGCCTCTGCATAGTGCTGCATGTACAGATCATCGCCGCGATTCCACCAGTTATCGCGACGCTCAAAGTCGAGCAGCTCGATGCCACGCTCGCGGCGATACCAGTCCCGGATCAACGCATAGCAGTCCAGCACTCCATGGGCGAACTCGCGCCCGACTAGCGGCGCCTGGTAGCCGACTGGCTCGATCGACTGCAAGTCATCCGCCGGCCAGGACAGGATGTGCCAGGGCAAACCAGATCCCTCGCAGCTGACACGATCAGCCTCGCTAGGCGTGGCCGGCGCGTCCGGGTGCGTGTGCACCAGCGCAATCACTTCGCCGAGGTCTTCGGCCGCCGCATAGTCCTCGGCCGGCATCACGAAATGTTCGGTGCCAGCTGCTACGTTCCGGCACGGGACATATCGCTCCCGCCCCTTGACGATCACCACCAGCCCGCAGGCCTCGCGCGGGTAGTCACGCTGCGCGTGCTCTCGCACGGCCAGCAAGGTTTCGCGCCGCATATCACCCCCTGACGAGATCCGCTGCCGGAAACGAACCGTATGGCAGCGGGTTGTTTGCTCCAAACCGGGCCTTGCACGACGAGAGACGGCCGCCGCATTTGTCCAGCACCTGATCGGTAACGCGGTTATCGTCGCGATCGAAATAGTCCACGCCGGTGTACCCGCAATAGGGACCGCGATACCCCCCCTTCGTCAGCCACATGCAGATATTGGCAACGATCTGGCGCGCCGGGATCTGCGCATCGCCGAAATCCAGCGCGCTAGACAGCTCGAACGTCACGGAGACGGCTGATTCTTCCGCCTTTCGTTCGAGCAGCCAGATCTCCGGCGGCAACTCTTCACCCGGGTCGGCATCCGCATTCCCACCAGGGAAGTTTCTGGCGTCCAGATACTTGCCGAGCGTCTGCCGGCGCGTGAGCTGCGCACCAACCATGTCGGCAAGGAACAGGCATAGCGCCGAGATCGAGCCGTCCACGTTTCCCACGCGCAGGGTGGGCGTGGGCTGCTGGCCATCGCCTGTGCGCGCGAATCCCTCCACCTGAATCGACCAGGGCGAGTACTCCTTACCCTGCCACCAGATCGAGCCGACCTGCGTGTAACCGTGAAAGCAGAGGACATCACCACCAATAGCGGTCGCGTCCAGTTCGAACACTTCGACCCACTCACCAGGCTCCAGCTTCTGTACATCGGCCTGAATGCTCATGTGACGGGTGCCTCCGGCCATTCAATCGTCGCTGCTGTCACATCGATGCGGCTCAGCGCGACGAAGTATCGCCTCCACTCGATCAATGCCGCACCTTCAGCCTCCGTTTGGATGCCAAGCTCGACAGCCATCTGCAATGGCTCGATCGCGGTGCGCGCTCGAGCCGATTCCGCCTGACGCTTGATGCGGGCCGCGTCCACTCGCAGCGTGGCGGCCAGCCCCTCGTCCAGCACCCATGCACCATCGCGCCAGACGTGAGCCGGAGAGGGGCGAGGCTGGTCCGTCACCATAGCGGGAAGGGGCCCGACTCCAGCGTACTGCCCCCCGATTTCGTACGGCTCACCGCTAGGCACACTGTAGAGGGGAATGGCCCGATAGTCGGGAACGATCTTCCATTCACCAAACTCCCAGTTCATCGGCGGCACGCCATGTGGATCCACATAGATCGCCACCTGCCCGGCCTGCACCGAGGGCGCATCCTGCACGGTCGCGTACGCTGGAATGAGCGGCATATCAGGATTCACCGGGTTATCGGTAGCAACGCCAACGCTGGTTGGCACGCCGGTGAAGTTGTCGTAGTTCGTGACTTTCATACCTGCCCTCAATACTTGATGCACGGAAGCAATGCGACGTTTCGCGGGCGCGTTTCCGACCCCCCTGCGGCGCCCGTCCCCTGGTTGGATAAGGTGTTGCCGTAGGTGCCGCCCGCATACGCTGTCCCGGCCATGGCATACAGAATGGATGCAGGAATGGTATGGCTATGGCTGATCACAGCCTGATCCTGAAAGCTACCGAATGCGCGCCCTGGATCCACGCCCTTGCCGTGATCCCATCCACGCAGAAACTCCCCTCGCAGATCCGGGATGTTGAATGTCGTTGAGCCGTTTCCCGCTCCGAAAGTCGTGCCAATTCTGGCGAACAGTGGAGGAAAGTCGGACCTGAAGAGGGCTGCCCCATTGCACTCCAGGTATCCAGATGGGGGCGTGCTGGCCGCGAAAAATGAGACCCTGCCCACGTCAGCACTCGCTGCCGTCATGAGTTGACCGACCTGGTACCGCATGATCCCATCGACATCCGAGACGTTACCGCCGTCGCTAAACACCACAACGCTTGATCCGGCCGCAAGAACAGGGCCCGTTCCACTCACCGTTCGAAAGCGAAGCGTGAATGGCCCGGTGGTGGCATTCACAACAATCCATGTCTGCGGGACGGAATCCGGTACTGCAACTTCCCGATTCCCAGTCAACGCACCGTATAAATACATAATCCCCGTCAGCGCCTCCTGAGCAGACAGGGCAATCACGCCTGCGCCTCCGACATCCTTCACCAGTTGCGACTGAGCCTTGGCGTACAGCTCGTCAAAATTCGCGTTTGCCTTGGTGAAGCCCGTGCGCGAATCATCACCGCCATCGCCTTTCGGCGGGTAACCGAGGTTGATTGTCTGTTTTGCCATCTTCTACGGCGCGAACGCCTGCTGAAAAGTTGCGGAGAGGGTGTAGACGCCCTTGGCCGCTGGGCCGAGGGCGTACCGCGCCACCTTGTACCGGCCCTGCTCGCCGAGCGGCGGCGTCCAGTAGAACGACGTCGCGCCGGCGTGCCGGTCCAGGAAATCGCGGATCGCCTTGATGGTGTCGCGATCGCCCACGAACTGCAGTGGCCACGCCTCGACCTTGTTGTTGATACCGTCGGGCACAGCCTGCGCATAGCCATCGCCAAACTGCGCACCCCGTACGCGCAGGGTGACGTCCCCCTGCGCGCCTGGGCCGCTGGCCCGCCACATGAAGGTTTCGATTGCCATATCAGATCATTCCGTTGCGAATCTGGGCCGCATAGCCGCCCTGCCCGACCATGTTCTTCGACATGCGCTGGTCAATGCGCTGGTCGATCTGTTTCCAGATCACATCAATGTTGGTGTTACCCGCAGCGTCCTCGGACTTCCTGACTTCCGGCTCGCCAGGCGCGCCATAGAAATTCAGCGTCACCTTCGAGCCACCCAACGCCTTGTTCGGGATAATCGTGCCCGCTGTGCTCGGGACATGGATCTCCGGCCCCTCTTCGCCGACCAGGTACGGCTGACCAGCCACCACCGGGCCGCCGCTTGCGCGCGCCGGTAGGGCAAATATCCCCGAGCCGTAGTTGCCCGGCACGGAACCCGCATTACCGAAGAGGTCGCCGGCCAGCGGAGTCGCAATTTGGCCAGGAGCGCCAGCCGCGGCACCCGCCGCCCCGTCGAAGGCCCCGGCGCCACCCAGCGAGCCGCCGAGCACCCCACCGAGGAGATTGATCCCCATCTGGAACAAGCCCGAGATTGCCGCTCGCGCGGCGATACGCGCCAGATCCGCGATCACGGACTTGGCAAAATCAGCGAACGACGCCTTGCCCGTCGTGACGAAGCTGACCAAGCCATCTTCCATGCCCTGGAAGGCATTGCCGAATAGCCGGCCCGTCTGATCGGCAACGTTGGCGGCATAGTCCTGGTAGTCGGCGAACGCTGCGCGCGCACCGTTGCTCCAGTCGGCACGTTTCTGGCTCAGTTGGTCGTAGTACTGCCCCAATTGGTCCAGCGCCGCGCGTTCGCCTTCATTGATCCGGACCAATTCGTCTTGAAACAGTGGCGTCCCGAGTTGCCCCCGGTCGGTCATGCTCTTGATCCAGTCCGTCCGGACGCGCGCGAACTCGCGATAGATGCTCTTGGCGGCGCTCACCTGCTCCATCGCCCGGCCACCCATGCCGAAGGCATCGAGCTGGCGCGAGTACTGGTCCGCACGAGTACTCGCGCCCTCGCCGATCCGGACGTCAATGCCGGCGGCCTGCGCGCGCGCCTGCTCCGCCAGGCGCACCTGTTTTTCAGCCTCTTTGGTCTGCGCCTTCTTGCTCTCAAGCGCAGCATCGGCAGCGACGTTCAGATCGAGCTGAGCGCGGATCTCATCCTGCCGTGCGAGCAGGCTTTTCTGATCGGCCGTCAGGACTTTCTTTGTCTTGATGTCGGCGATCTGTTGCTCGAACTCCGCGCGTGCTTTCGCGGCTGCCGTCAGCTTGTCGCTATCCTCCAGCGCGGCCTTGGTTGCTGCCTCAGTCTGTTTGAGCTGGTCGAGGTAGCGGGTGGCGTAGTCCTCGGTGTATGCCTTGCCGTGCGACGCCTTCGGGTCTTTGTATTTCTCGTTGACAGCCGCGATACGCTTGGCGATCTCTTCCTCGGTAAGACCGACTTTCTCGCCATCTTTCCGCAGCTGGTCGATCTCGTCGGCACGCTGCTGCGCACGCGATCGGGTAGCCTTTTCCTGCGCCTCCAGCCGCTGTCTGGCGGCGATCTTTTCCTGCTCGTCGCGCTGCCGCCGCCCATCGGCTGCCGCCTTGTCGGCATCGGCCTGTAGCGCCGTTTCCTGCGCCTGCAGCGCCTTGAGCCGCGCCAAGGCACCTACCCGTCGACGATCGCCGTTGCCGGTGGCAGCGCCGCCGCCCGTGGAGTCAAAGCCGGTCGGCTGCCCCATCTTTTCCAGCTCAGACTGAACGGCGGCGATATTGCGCCGCACGTCAGCGAGCGTGTCGGGCCTGCCGATGCCCAGCATGTAATCCCATGCGCCCTTGGCGGCGCCGGCGACGGAATTCCAGCCGCGCTCCATGAGACCAAGATGCTGGAGCACCTGGTTGGCACGCTGCGTCATTTCCTGAGCGTAAGTACGCTGCGCCAAGGCGGCGGCCTGGTCCTTGTCACCCTGCTCTTCCAGAGCCTTGATCTGCTGGTAGACCGTGTCTGTCAGGAAGTGATACTGCTCATTGAGCTTGAGGGCGGCTTTCACCGGCTCGTCGCCCAGATCATTGAAATGACCGACGGTTTCCTTGACGGCCACCCCCACCTTCGCCAGGGTGACTGTGGCCGTGCCCACCACCTGGAGCTGGTCGGCCGCCACCTTGCCTGATGCGGCCAGGTCATTGAGGACTGCCGCCGCCGCGCCCTGCGTGCCGACCGTCCGGCTGATCTCGGCGGACATAGCCACCAGCTGGTTTGCGCTGACACCGGCATAGTTGCCAGTCAGGATCAGCGACTTTTGAAATGCCGTCTGCTCCTGCGAGCCCTGGTACATGGCACCGGCCAGGGTCATCGCAGCGGCGGCCGTCACCGTCAGCGGATTCACCAGCCCGGCGAGGTACGTACCGAACCCGCGCACAGCGGGACCGATGCCGCCGAACATGTCCTTGAGCTGCCCGCCCTGCTGCGTCAGCACCAACAGGGGACTTTGCCCGCCTGCGAGCTGCGTCACGATGTCGGTCATCTGCGCCGGCACCATGCGCATCGCAGCGGCGGTCTGAGCAGCCGAGACGCCCGTCTTGCCAAACTGCTGCTCCGCCTCACGGAGCTTGGCAATCAGCGGCTCGTAGACCTCCTTTGGGATGCCCTTGGAGATGGCGATGTATTCCTTGGCCGCAGAATTCGACAAGCCAGCGGTGTTCGCCTGTGTCGTGAGTCTGGCAATGAACTGCTTGGCGCTCGCGTCCATTTTCCGCGACGCATCGGTTGCCGCATCGCCTACACCCTTGAAGTTACCGGCAGTCCTCTGCGACGAGGTAGCGGCGGTCCGCTCCAGTTGCTGGACGGCCTCTCCAGCCTTGGCGAGTCCGGCCTCCAGCGAGGACGAATCCGCCCCAACCTCCAGTGTCGCCTTGCCGATCACCTCGGACATATCACCCCTCGTTCATCGTCGCGAGCGCGGCATCTTCCATGATGCGAACCTGCTCGAAGACGCCTTTGCGTTGCTTGCGCGGTACACATGCCATACGCATCACGAATGGCAGCACGCTGTAGTCAAGCCCTATGGGACCAGCCATCCCCATGCGCCACTGCGTGACCATGCGACAGAAGACGTCGAACGCCATGACCGTCTCCGGCCAGAGGTCAACCTCCGGTCGGGGATAGTCCGCGATCGTCAGTCCAAATGCCGCCAACTGCGTGGCGTCCGGAGGACGCCAGTACAGTGCGCGTGCCGCCTCGATCAGTTTCCCCGGCGAGCTCCGGCCAGCTCCTCGAAGTACGCTTCCTGAATCGCTTGGGCGGCGAAGGCGTAGTTCGCCAGCAGTTCGGCAAACGCTTCGGCAGAGAACTCCATATCCACGTCGCACCAACCCTCAACGATCTCCAGAAGGTGGCTCGCGTACTGCTCGCTGATCGGCCGGGCGACATCCAGCGACAGCTCGGCTGCCCGCTGGTAGAACTCGGCAGCAGCCTCGGATCTCTTGTGCTTGAACACCAGTTTGAGTGGCTTCGGTCCCTCACCCGGCACATGGATCTTCGCCTCGCCAACGAAAGTGGGATTCACTTTGACCTTGAAGCTCATGCCTGTGCTCCCGAGTAACGCGTCGGCTCGCCGTCGATCGACAGCGCGACAGACAAGGCCATTGCCTGGTTCTTCGTCAGCGTCGGCACCTTGTTGAAGGAGACATATGCGCGGTAGTAGGTGCGTGCCCTGCTGGGCAGTTGCAACCAGATCGCACGCGGTTTGCGCTCGGCATCAGCGGCATCGAGGACCGCGTAGTGCGGCAGCGTGTCGTCATCAGCAATCTGCAGCGTTGCCGAACGCGCGCTGCGAATTGTTGGTATCTGCCGTTCGTCGCCCGTGTCCTCGAGAAGCTGGTAGTTGTAGAACTGCTGTTCGCCACCGGACATCGACGCCTCGAGAACCTGCGTGATTGGCGTCCACGTGAGGATTTTGCGGACGCTGCCGATACCCGCACCTGTGGGGTATTTCGTGGCGTCCGTTGTATTGATGCCCTCCAAGGCGAACGTACCGGCCTCGCTATCGATGACACGCGCGACGCGGCCGTTCAGTGCTGGCCAGCCGGAGATGATCTCGACGATGTCGCCGTCTACCAGAGCATGGGCTGCAGCCGAGGCCACCGCCGGACTTGCGTTTGTCAGCGCCGTGACAGCAATGGCTGCACCAACCGTAGTGGCCAGGGAAAAGACTGCCCCGTTGGGCAAGCTCAGAGACATATGAGACTCCTGAAGTAAAGAAGCCCGCCGCAGCGGGTCAGTGGTTGATGCCCGAACGGGCGTTAATTCGTGAACCAGATGCTGAAATCTTGCGACGATCCGCGCCAGCCAGTCGCTGGGTCTTTCGTCGCGATCATGCCTGTCAGCGTATCGGCGCTCAGAACAGGGTCTGCGCGCAGGATGTCTTCAGCCTGGCGACTCAGCGTTGACGAATCAGTGCGGTTGCTCGCCCAAACGTCGATCTGGAATCGGCCGTTTCGCTTGTCCGGGACACCCGCCAGATAGTTCAGCGGATCGCCCCCAACTTGCTGATAGATGATGAAGGGGAGTTCCA